TAAAAATGAAAAGTTTTAAAGAATTAAGAGAAAGCCAAATGATTTCTGAAAGAAATTATAAAGCTACATTAGATTTCGATATGGGCGATCCAAGAGAATACGCTGATGAATGGGAAGATGATAGAGTGTATATCGATACTTGGGACAAGAGAGAAAACGAACTTGTTGTTATGAGTAACGATAAACGAGGTTTAGAAAAATGGTTGGTTGACGTATATGGGTTATCTAAAAAAGATGTAAGAGGAATGGTAAAATGAAAAATTTTAAAGAATTGAGAACTAACTATAACACTCATTCTGAATCGGTTAACGAAAATTGGATGGATGACGAGCCTTATAGTAAAAAGGCTGCATCTGATTTAATCAAAACTGCAAAAAAATCTGTAAGTAAACTTAAAACGGAAGATGATTTTAATGATTGGATGTCAGATACTGGATATACTATTATTAAAAAATATCACAAACCAGGCCCTTTTCATAAAGGCGTAAAGACAGATTTCTTTAAAGATGCCGGTAGTGATTTATTTGCACGATACAAGAAAGAGTTATTAAAAGCATTAAGGCTTAAATTTGAAAACGTTGAAGAATCTTCAGCTTCATGGGCAAAGTCACTAGAAGATATTGCCAAGAAAAAGCAATTAGATAAAATATCTGATAAAGACAAAAAGACGTTAATGAAGATAGCGGCTATGATGGCCAAGGAAAAAAAGTAAGATGAAAACATTTAAAGAAATAAGAGAAGGTGTATACACTAAGAATGACGGTGGTGCCTTTGACGGATTAAGAATAGCCAAATGGCTTGCGAATGAAGATGGCAAATCTTGGAGAAAACTTAAGTATGGAGATACTGATTCGTATTTACGCGCTGCAGCTGATTTACTAAAGCAAGATAAAGCAAAGGCCAAGAGTATTTTATCAAAGCCGACACCACGGGATTAATATGAATACTTTCCATGAAATTTTAAGAAGACAAAAGGCTGCTACAGCGTCTCTTCAGAATGCCAAGGATAAAAAGCTTTCAGAATCTGCTATGAGCGAAGGTCCATTAGTAATGTCTGATTCAGATATATTAGATACTATCTGGAAGAAAGTAAAACCAGAATTACAAAAGGATATGTCTAAAGGTAAATTAGAAGTAGTTAACAACCTAGCTCGTATTGCTAAGTTTAAAATTACAAAGGACGGCCAAGCAAAAGGTAAAACATACAGGTACGACTTAAAGAAATGAAAACCTTTGCGGAACATTCTTTATATGAACAAGACCTAGATGAGGCTTATAACTTTATTTTACCTGTCGCTTTAAAGATTGGTAAGGAAATAGTAAAACTAGCCGTACCTCCGCTAAGCTTAAAAGCTGCTGTAAAAGGAACAGTAATTTATAGTGTTGCAAAAAAATATGATTTAACCGCAATAATTGAAATACAAAAGTTTGGTGTTGGGTTAATAGTGAGTGTTGGTAAATGGTTAGGCGTTGAAATATCAGCCAAGCTAGCAGCTGCAATATTTACTAAGGCTGCGGCCATAGGAACTGTAACATTAGGTACTATACTGATAAGTGTTTTAGCGGTTAAGAATAAGTCTAAAGCAAAAGAAATTTATGCTAAAGCTATGAAAATTAGTAATGGTAAAAAATCAGAATTAAAATCTCTAGATGTAAAGTCTATAGATAAAAAACTAAAAACTAAAACGAAAGATTTAGAAGAAGGTACAGGTAAGAGTGAACCTTGGGAAGATGGATTTAAGCGTAGAGTAGTAAAGACTACAAAGCCAGAACATTTAGATAAAGGTTATAAGTGGAGAATTAAGGGTAAAGATAGAGATGAGATCTCAATTAAGCTTTACAAAAGTAAACCAGATTTTGCTGAGTTTAAACAGCAAATGAAGAGAGTCGCAGGACATGAATTCGGTGGATAACTTTAAACAACATTTTAATATTATGGAAGGTGTAAATGATCCTTCTATTTTTAAAGCAGTATTCCTAGCGGGTGGACCAGGTTCTGGTAAATCATTTGTTGTAGGTAAGACTGCACTAAAAGCTCTTGGATTTAGATTGATAAATTCAGATGATGCTTTTGAGAAAGGATTAAAAAAAGCTGGTTTAACTACTGATCCTGATGATATTGCGTCTGCTCAAGGCCAAGCGGCAAGAGCCAAGGCCAAAGCTATTACTGGTAAAATTATGACTAGAGCTTTAGAAGGCAGAATGGGTATTGTTATTGACGGTACTGGTAAAGACTATGCTAAAATTAAAAAGCAAGTTGACATGTTAAGAACTATTGGATATGCTGTACATATGATATTTGTTAATACTGATTTAGATACGGCATTAGAAAGAAATACAATGAGGCCACGTTCGTTGCCAGATGATATGGTAACTAAAATGTGGAAAGATGTACAAAAGAACATTGGTAAATTTCAAGGACTTTTTAGAAAACGCATGATTGTTATAGACAATTCTAAAGGGTCTGATATTGAACAATCTTCTTTAGAAGCATATAAAGATATTAAAACCTGGGCGGCTAAAGCTCCAGAAAACGCCATTGCAATAAAATGGATAAAGGGACAAAAATGAGAACATTTGCTGAACACATAGAACCAAAAACCTTAGACGAAATTCTAGACATGCCTTTGCATGAAGCTACTATGCAGTTGGATATGAACGAAGGAGCTGCTGAAGCTGCTTTGATCGTCGTAATTGACCAAGGCGTAAAAGCTGTTTCGGGCTTACTTAAATACGGTACAATGGCCGCAAAGTTTGGTGGAAAGCAAGGCGTAAAAGCCGCTAAAAAACTTAAGAGCCGATATTCTAAGCAGAACGTTGCAAATAGAAAAAGAGATAAAGCTCAAAGTAAAGCTGATAAATTGACTGATCTTAGACGAGCCAAAGAAGATTTGTTCGCAGCAAAGGAAACCATAGAATTCGAAAAAAATCGTTTATCAAACATTGCTGCAGATGAAAAAGCAATGAAGAAAGCCCAGATAGCCAAAGCTACAAAGGAATTGGATAAAGCTTATAAAGAAGTTTTAAAGGGCTTAAAGAAATTAAAAGGAGTAAAGTTATGAATAAAGAAGAATTAAAAGCAAGGGATAAAGTAGTATCCTCGTTTACTAGTAAGTGGAAGTATAAAACCGATAAAGAACAATTCGGTGCTGCTGATTCTTGGAAGATTATATACTCAGCAGATGCTGAAGGTAAGTTTGTCGGTGATTGCGAAGACTATTCACTATCGATTCTGTATAGACTATGTGGCGAAAGTCATCTAAAAATGTGGTGGATGCTATTAACCCATCAGGCTGGCATTTGCTGTGTTGGTCCAAGTAAGTGGAAAGTATCTCATGCGGTGTTAAGATACAAAGGTGAATACGTTGATAACTGGACTAAGAAGTTTGGCGGTAAAGATAAGATTGAAAAGAACCATACGTTCCATATATTTTACGGTTTTGGATGGGCATATTTTACTGCTATTAAAATGATTATTAGCAAAGCCGTAAGGACTATTAAGGGAAATTAATGCACAGCTTTTTAGAGCACATTGAAGAAAGGTTTGGTTTATACGAAGGACAACATGTTCCTTTAGATCAACCAATGATTGAAATAAATGAAGAACCTGAACTTAATAAGCCGAAAAGATCAAGCGGCAAAAAGAAGTATGTGGTTTACGTTAACAATCCTAAGACAGGAAATGTTAAGAAGATTGAATTTGGTGACGAAAAAGGTGGTTTAACGTCAAAGATAAATGACAAAGATGCAGCAAGAAGCTTTGCGGCTCGTCATAAGTGTGAGACTAAAACTGATAAAACTAAACCAGGCTATTGGGCATGTAGATTGCCTAAATACGCCAAAGACTTGGGGCTTAAAGGTGGTGGATCTTACTTTTGGTAAACCGTATTGGGAAGACGCGGATATAAGGGAATTTGACCCTTCTCGCGATGATGCAGAATTTGTGTGGCATCAGGATTTCGAAGATAGAGAAATAGAAATCCTTGATGGCGAAGGATGGCAATTTCAAATGCAGAAATGTTTGCCATGGCTTTTAAAGAAAGGTATGGTATTCGATGTTAAGAAGGAAGAATACCACAGAATAATAAAAGGTGTTACACCTTTAAAGATTAGGATATTTAAATATGACAACAGCTAATGCACAAAGGGCAGAACAATCTGCCAGGCTGGATAGAATCGAAGAAAAAATCGATCGTATGTCTGACGCGATCATTTCTTTAGCGAGAGCTGAAGAAAAAATAGCCACTATGGCTGAGTTTGGCAGACAACAGGGAGAACAAATATTAGCTCTTATAAATAGAACTGATAGATTGGAAATAGCGGTACGCGAGAATGCGACCACTGTTAATGTAATAAATAAAATTTTCTGGATAGTACTAGTAGCCGCGGCTTCGACTATTACAGGAATGTTCATACTATAGGAGAACTAATATGAAACTTAACGATGATATTACTTTGAGCATTGCTGCAGCTGTTAGCGACGTACTCGAAGGTAAAGTAAAAGAGGAAGGAAAATATCCACACGATATGTTCCATCCCGAAACTGGCGAAAAGAAAGTAGCCAAAGACGAAGCAGAGCATAAAGCTCTTGCTGATAAGGGTTATACCCATGACAAACCAGAAGTTGACGAAGTAGCCGAGCCAAAAGCTAAAGGCGAAAAAGACTTTAAAGGTGCTCACAAGACTAAAAAATCTGGTGCTAAAGAAGACGGTACGGTTGTTAAAGAAGCCGAAGAAAGTGATGAAGAAGATGAAGAAGATCTAGATGAAGCTAAACTAAAAGCTGGTAAGGGCAAAGTTAAAGTTGATATTGATCACACTGGCGACGGTATTCCAGCAGCTGAAAAGCAGTTTAAGCTTAAGTTTAAGAAGCACTCAAGAAATGGTTATGATGTATCTGGAGAGAAAAAGAATATCTTAGCATTTTTACAATCTAAGTTGTACTCTATGGATACTGATGATATTGAAGAGTTATTTCCTGAGCTTTTAGAAGCTAAGTCTAAATTTCAAAAGCCACAAGTTAAAAAGGCGGTTGCGCTTGCTTTAAAAATGGGCGGTAATATGACTGGTGCTATTAAAAAGATTGAGCAAATGGTTAAAGGTTTATCTAAGGATGCCGAAGTAGCTGCTGCTTTGCAACTAGCAAACGAATCTGTTACTGAAGAAGTTCTTGATGAAGCTCATGCTATAAACAAAACTAAGACTAAGATGCAAGAAGATAAAGAAAGATATCAGAAATTCTTTAAGTCTGCTCTTAAGAAGTTTGGTGTTACTTCACCTGGTGACTTAGAAGGCGAGAAGAAGAAAGAATTCTTTAACTACGTTGATAAGAACTATGAAGCTGATAACGAAACTGATAAAGATGAAGGAACTTTACCTCCTGCTCTTCAGAAAGCAATCGATAAAAAGAATGGCAAAAAGACTGATGATGACGAAGTTGAAGAAAATAAAATGAATGAAGCTAAGAAAATTCAAGACATAGCTCGTAAGTATAAAAGAGAACTTCAGAAAATACAAAAAAGTGGTAACCTAGAGCTATCTAAGAAAGCAGAAGACGAATTATATCAATGGGCATCGAGCAATGGCGAAATCCGCGGAGACGAAGAAGACGAATTTTGGAATTGGATAGATAAGAACGTTGATGATTTAATTAAAGGTAAAATCAAAGAAGAAACTATTGCTGAAGCATCGATTACAACTTTTACAGACTTTGATGACTACCCTATAGAAAAACAAGCTAAAGCGTTGAAGCTTAAAGTCAAAGCGATGAAAGGTAAAGGCAATAATAGCCAGGGCCATGATAAAATGACACTTACTGGTAGCGAAAGTGATTTAATCAAATACTTTATTAAGTATATGGGAGCAGATAGGAACGCTAAATTTAGTGATATAAAAAGCGAATTTAACGAATCGCTGGATGAAGGAACCTATCACAATGATTACTTGTGGGACGGTTCATCGAGTAGCGACATTAAAGCCGACATAAAGAACTGGACAAAAAAATACCCAGGCCTAAAGTTTAAACATACTGGCAGAAGTGGTGGCGAGGTTATTGGTGATACTAAGAAAATTGAAAAGTTTTTATTGGATGATCCAAGTATGACAAAAGCTGAAGTTAAAACACTTTTATCAAAAGGTAGCCTTGGGCCATACTTTGGTGGTGTTTCTTTTGATGAAGGTACTATTGCAGAAGCTCAAATCAGAACATCTTTTGAATCGGACGAAATGAAAAATGTTGGTGGTGACAAAGCTGCTAAGAAGCTGAAGATTAAAATCTCGTTTAAAAAAGGTAAAGGCGATGGTATGATGGGTTCAGATGCTGGTATATTTACTGGTGATGAAAAGAACCTAGTTAAGTATTTCCAAGACTTTATGGGATTTGAAGGTAAAACTTTTAAAGAGTTGCAAAAAGAATATAGCTAAAATTATCTAGTATAGATATTATATGATGAAAATATTTGATACACTGACAAGTAGGAACTTTGAGCTCTTCGCCTCACACCATTACAATAATCCGGAATGTATTGAGGTCGAAGAGTTTAAAGAAGATTTAACTAGGTTTAAGTATCTTAAAAGATTACTTAGACGTTATGAACAATCTGGTGATTTACAGGAAAGGCTTATACTAAATCACATTATAGTATTATATAATGTGTTTGGTATTTCTGCCGCCGATAAAATGATGTGGTTTAAAGTTGAACCAGAGCATTACTCGGTACTGAAAACATTTTTAGTGTTCTTAAATTATATAGAAGAAGACTATAAGGTAGAAATACCTTTAGACAAAAACGTAATCGAAAGATTAAGGAAATTTTAATGGGGATAATCTCAAGAACTGGTGACTTATTCTATGCCTTTAGGTTTCTAAAGTTATTAGTTACATCATGGGAAAATATGGAAGCTTATAGATTAGGTATTATCGATAATAACGGTAAAATACTTAAGAAAAAAGCAGACAGAAAAACGCCTCAAGAAAAGTCAGCGTATACTATTTTTCACAGATTAGTATTTAACATTAAAAGATTACTTAATAAAGTTCCAGGATCACTTGGAACCAAACTAGCAACATATGCTTCTGCATTGTTCCTGGTAAAAGAAGAAACTGGTCTAGACGATGATCAGTTACAAAAAGTTTTAAACGATATATTTGGAGACTTTGATGGATCCATTGATATATCAGAAAGTGCATCTTGGTTTGATAAAAATAACCAACTTGCTCCTGGTGAATACATATTAGTACAAGAAATTGCCTCACCAAACACCGCTGAAATAATAGCAAATATAAATACAAAGGTAAACGTTTCAGAATTTACAGAACCTACTGGTTCTATTTTTGGTTTAAACGTCTATCAGGTTGAACACGTTTTAACTAAACAACAAATACTCATTACGAGTGCGGATATAAAAAGATGAAAACATTTAGAGACGTATGGGAAGACGCAGCAGCCAACTCTGTTGGGGGCGGTGGTGTAAACATGCCATCAGACGCAGTTCACGACAAGAAAAAGAAAAAGAAAGATATTTATGACGGCCGAACCAAAGCCGGCCGTAGATTTGTCGAAAGGATTTTAACTAGAAGAAAAGCTGCTGAGTCCAAAAAAGAAGTTAAAGAAAATGTAAACTCTGATGTAAAAAAGATTATGCCTTCTCTTGAAAAAGCTCTTAAGAAAGACAGACCTAAAAGTCTAAGAGATATTGAAAGGTTCTTTGATTACGGTGGCGGCGATATCGTCTTTGATAAAATAAAAAATGTAGATGCTGCAAATATGGCGATGCATCAAGCTAAAGAAATACTTATTAAAAAGTATAAGATAAAGGATTAGACATGAAAACATTCGAGCAATTAAAAGAAGAACTGTCTAAGTATGATTTTAGATACTGGAGAGGAACTGAACTCGAGCTTAAAAACCGAGCATACGGACGTGACGTAGAAGCTGCATTTAAAAAAGCTGGATACGATGTATCAGGCCGTGATGTTAATGTGTCAGGAACCACAGTAAAGTTTAATAATATGAGCAAGCATTGGGGAACAGACGAGAAGAAACTCAAAGCGGCTATCAAAAAAGTATTAGGAATCGACGTCGATAAACTATAAGGGAAACACCATGAAAGATTTTAAAGATTTTAGACCATCAAAAGAAGTTAAAGAAGACTATCGCGACATCATGAGGTTACACGACGATGATCCTGAATGGGTAAAAATAGTAAAAAAACACAAGCGAGCATTTGATGCTGTACGCAAGGGCAAAAAACTCCCTTTAAAGGTTGAAGATGAAATTCTCATATGGGCGGATCTTCGCGGTAGTGACAAAGACGACAAGAGGTTTATTGACAACCTTATATCTGTTTTAAAAGAAGGAACTACACCATTAAAAGAAGCTGATTCGTTTGATAAGTCTAAAGACAAAAACGTAGATCAAATACTTAAAAAAGCAGCAAGTCTTAAAGGACATCTGGCTAACCTAGAAAAGCTTGATAAGAAAGGCGAAGGAGCTGGCGAACTATCTAAAGATCTTAAAAAAGTACAAAAGGCATACGCTGATTTTAATTACGCAATGAGTCAATTAGAAAACAGACTAGCATACTAATATGAATAAAGTGAAGAAACTATTGATTGGCATAAAAAATGCATTACGCAGATTTTGGATATGGATTAAATCATGGTTTCAAACCTTCCATACAGTTACGGTATCTTATAATGCTGTATATGGCGACGGAGACGACCAAGTCTTTAAAAACGTCCCAAAAATAATAACTGAGAAAGAGAAAATTTTAGTCTTCATAGATGAAGAAGGCCGAAGAGTGAAGTTCGCGGGCGCGGATGGATTGAACTATAAGATAGAGGAACAAGATTAATGAATCAATTATTGATAGGAATAATATTGATACTAGGCCTAGGTGGTTACTGGTTACACCAGGAAAACCAAACACTAGTATCTAATAATGCAGCACTTGAAAGTGCGGTAGCTGAACAACAAGCTGCTTTCGAGGCGATGAAAGAATCCTTTGAAAAACAAGGACAGGCTTTACTTAATATGGGTAGAGTAAACGCAGCGATTGAAGCTGAAAAGGCGGAATATTTATCGATATTCGCAAGACACAATTTAGATATGCTGGCAATTAAAAAGCCAGGACTGATGGAAAGTAGATTTAATAAAGGCAGTCAAGACGTGATGGAGGGATTAGAAGATGATACTAAGAAATTATACAGTATTACCGATACTACTAGCACTAACTAGTGGTTGTTCTTTACTAGGAACTAAGGAAATAGAGATTATCTCTAAGCCGGTTGAAATAGAAATTATGCAACCAGATCTTCCAAGGCCTGTGGACTTAACTGCTCCTAATTGGTATGTTGTATCCGAAGCAAAGATTGCTAACCCTTGCGCAAAGCAGATGAAACTAAATGAGAAGGGTGAACACATTGTAAAAGACGATGGCACTCATGAGACATTTAGACCTAAAGCATGCGCTAAAGAAGATACAGAGAATCCTGAATGGCCTATTGGTTATACCTATTTAGATAGGTTCATGGATGAGATGAAAGAACAAAATAACGGAGAGATTGTTTTCGTTGCCACAACTATAGGTGATTATAAAGTAATGGCAGAAGATATGCAAGAACTAAAAAGGTATATCAAGCAATTAGGAGAAGTAGTAATATACTATAGAAATGTAACAATAAAAGATAAGCCTGCAGTAGGTGCAGCAATTGAGGTGAAAAAAGATGGCGACAAGTAGAATGAAAGAAACAATGACTGTATGGGAGAGGGCACAAGTAGCTGCCAAACTTTCGGCTATCGCATATATGAATCCAAAACCAGCAGATACCGCATGTAAAAAACTAGGGTTTGCTTCAGGTAAAATTATTAGTAGGGATGGTGCAGAAGTACTCATTGCAAAAGATAGAAATGATCTATGGTTTGCTTTTAGAGGAACCGAACCTTCCAAGCTGAATGACGTACTTGCAGATTTGAAGGTTGTTAAAAATACAGCCAAAGCAGGTGGTAAAGTCCACGGCGGTTTCCAACAAGAAGTAGATGATGTCTGGATGGACATTGTAAAAGAACTAGAACATAATGACCAACTAAAGGTTCGCAAAGATGTATATTTCACTGGGCATAGTCTCGGTGCTGCGATGGCTACAATTAGTGCCACGCGATATCCGCCTACTGAGCTCTTCACATTTGGATCTCCAAGAGTTGGTGGAAAACACTTCATCAAAAATATCAAATGCGATCACTACAGATTTATGAATAACAATGATATCGTATGTAGAATCCCACCAGCTTGGTTAGGATTTAGACATCACGGTACTATGATTTACTTTGACAGATTTGGTTTAAAGGCACTTAAGCCTACATGGGCTGATACATTTTATGGTATCGTTAACTCATGGAAAAGATTTAAATTCTTTGATGGAGTTGTAGATCACGGTATGCCAAATTATGTTCAAGCGTTAAAGACCCTATCTAAGGAGAAGTAATGTGAATTGGCTAATAATCCTCGCGCTTAAATCGATTTTATCTTCGATCATTGGTAGTTCATTCTACAAATGGTTTGAAGGTACTACTGTGGGTATCTGGTTTCAAAAGAAAGTAGATACGTTTATGCAATATCTTGCTGTAAAGTACGATTTAGAGTTAGCCAAAAAAGATGCTAAATTTAGAAAGCAATATCCTATTGTTGCCGAAAGAATTGATATACTAGAAAGCATGGCACATAATAAGTGTGGATTAGAAGGCTTTGATGGATATGAAGATCTTATAGATAGAATAGATGCTATGGAAGAAGATGTAAATACTCTATTCGAAGTCCATGCACGACAAATTGCAAAACACTTAAGCAAAACGAAATAAGCTAAAATAAACGTTTACAAACCTTGAGTTTTGTGTTATAATATATACATTATTAATTAATTAACTGACTATGAATGACGGACAACCACTTATGACGATGCACGTAACCAAACGCAATGGTACATCACAAGACTTTGACTTAGAAAAAGTACACAAGGTTTTAGAATGGGCCACGGAAAATATTTCCGGTGTTTCTATTTCTGAAATAGAAATAAAAGCGAATATCCAACTGTACGACAAAATCCCCGCTTATGATATTCATGAGCTACTTATAAAATCTGCTGCTGAGTTGATCTCAGATCATACTCCGAATTATCAATTTGTTGCGGCTAGATTAGTATCCTATAAGCTTCGTAAAGAAGTCTATGGTCAATATACCCCACATTCATTAGTTGAAGTTGTTATCGATAATATAGATCGCGACGTGTATGATCCGGCTATTATGCAAGATTACACCCGCGAAGAATTATTAGAGCTCGATGCTTATATTAAGCATGAAAGAGACGATTCATTTACTTATGCAGGTATGGAACAGTTCAGGGGTAAATATTTGGTTCAAGACCGAAGAACCAAACAGCATTACGAAACCCCGCAAATATTGTATATGATGATTTCAGCTACATTGTTTGCTAAATACTCTGAAAAAATTAGGATGAAATATGTCAAAGATTATTATGATGCTATCTCGCAATTCTATATATCGCTACCTACGCCAATCATGGCTGGTGTGCGCACACCAACCCGTCAGTTTTCAAGTTGTGTGCTTATCGAATCTGGCGATAGTCTCGATTCTATTAATGCTACTGCCACTTCAATAGTAAAATATATATCTAAGAAAGCTGGTATTGGTATTGGCGCAGGCTCTATAAGAGCCGAAGGTTCTAAAGTCGGTGATGGTTCAGTAGTTCATACTGGACTTATTCCATTCCTTAAATACTTCCAGGCTGCAGTAAAATCTTGTAGTCAGGGTGGTGTTCGTGGAGGAGCCGCTACTGTTTATCTACCTATGTGGCATTACGAATTCGAAGATCTTGTAGTACTTAAAAACAATAAAGGTATCGAAGAAAATCGTGTAAGGCATATGGATTATGCATTCCAAGTTAACAAACTGATGTATGAAAGATTACTTAGTGGTGGCAATATAACCTTCTTTGATCCAAATGATGTTCCTGGTTTATACGAAGCATTCTTTGACGATCAAGCAAAGTTTAAAGAACTATATGAGAAATATGAAAAAGCTCGTTCTGTTCGTAAAAAGACATTGCCTGCAACTGAAGTATTTTCAACATTAATACAGCAAAGAAAAGATACCGGTAGAATCTATATAATGAATGTAGATCATGCAAATGAGCATGGATCATTTGATCCTAAACTTGCTCCTATTCGTATGAGTAACCTGTGTTGCGAAATAGATTTACCTACAAGTCCACTATCAGATAATCCAGAAGATGGAGAGATTTCGCTATGTACTTTATCAGCAATCAATTGGGGCCTTATCAATCATCCCAATGAGTTCGAAAAGTATTGTGATCTTGCAGTCCGAGCTCTTGACGAGTTACTTGATTATCAATCATATCCAGTATTAGCAGCAGAAAAAGGAACTATGAATCGTAGACCGCTAGGTATTGGTATTATCAACCTAGCATACTTCTTGGCAAAACGTGGACTTAAATACGATGAAGGTGCATTTGAAACCGTAGATGAATACGCGGAAGCATGGTCATATTATCTAATTAAGGCATCTCAACAATTAGCTGAAGAAAAAGGTGAAATAAAGTTAAAAAATCACACAAAATATGCCGGTGGAGTTCTCCCAATTGATACATATAAAAGAGAGCTAGATAATTTAATAGAGCATAAAGAAAGACTACCGTGGAACGAGCTTAGAGAAAAGCTCAAAGAAACGGGACCTCGCAACTCTACTCTAATGGCACTTATGCCAGCTGAAACAAGCGCTCAAATATCTAATAGTACGAATGGTATTGAACCACCCCGTGCATTAGTTAGTTACAAACAGAGTAAGGATGGAGTCATGGCCCAGGTAGTTCCTGGTTACCACCATCTCAAAAATAAGTATGACTTATTGTGGGATCAAAAGTCTCCTGATGGTTATCTTAAGATCTGTGCTATACTTCAAAAATATATAGATCAAGGTATTAGTGTAAATACCTCCTATAATCCAGAGCATTTTGAAGATCATAAGATCCCAATGTCAGTTATGTTAACTGATTTAGTAACAGCGTACAAATACGGGTTAAAGCAGCTTTATTACTTCAACACTTTTGATGGTGCTGGCGAAATGACTGACGGCGAGACACATCATGCGTATGACGGAGAAGCTGAAACTCCATACGAAGATGATGAAGACTGCGAAAGCTGTAAGATTTGAAAAAGGAACGTATACCTCTAAAAGGCGGGTCAGAGTATGATGCTCTAACACCTGCTCGTAAATGGTATAAGTATTTAACTAGTCCTGGAGTTACCAAGAGTATAAAGCAGGGCTACAACAAACGATTTAGAAAAAAAGGAAAGATAGATAATGGCAGTATTGAAGAAGAATAAAAAGTCTCACTTAACAAAAAAAATGTTCCTTGACGAGGCGGTTGATATTCAAAGATATGATGAAGTAAAATATCCACAGATAGACAAAATTACCGATAAGCAATTAGGTTTCTTTTGGAGACCTGAAGAAATCGACGTATCTAAAGACAAAAAAGATTTCAACGCTCTTACTGAAAACGAGCAACATATTTTCACGAGCAATTTAAAAAGACAAATAGTACTTGATAGTGTTCAAGGCCGAGCACCGAACCTGGCATTCTTACCTATTGTGTCATTACCTGAAGTTGAAAACTGGATTGAAACCTGGTCGTTCTCAGAAACAATCCATAGTAGATCATACACGCATATCATTCGCAATGTGTATCCGGATCCATCTATGGTATTTGATGACTTACTAAATCAAAAACAAATCATGGACTGTGGTAAATCAATCGCAAAGTATTACGACGATTTAATTACGTGTAACGCTGGACCTACAAATACAATGGATCACAAAAGAGCTATATGGATGGCAATGATGAGTGCCAATGCTCTTGAAGGTGTTAGGTTCTATGTATCATTTGCTTGTTCCTGGGCTTTTGCCGAATTAAAAAAGATGGAAGGTAACGCAAAGATTATTAAACTCATCGCACGTGATGAAAACCTTCACCTAGCTTCTACTACAGTTATGTTAAAGCTTCTTAAGAAAGAAGATAAAGACTTTGCTAAAATTGCCAAAGAGATGGAAGGCGACTGCATTAAGCTTTATGAAGAAGTTATTGATCAAGAAAAATCCTGGGCAAAATACCTATTTAAAAATGGTTCAATGATTGGACTCAATGAAAAGATATTAGCAGATTATATTGAATGGATCGGTTGTAAAAGAATGAGAGCGATTGGATTACCATGTCCTTATGTGGTTCCACAAGCAAATCCATTACCATGGACTCAAAAATGGATCGGTGGTGGTGATGTCCAAGTTGCACCCCAAGAAACAGAAATTACTTCGTATGTAACAGGTGGAGTAAAGCAGGATATTGATGGAGATGCATTATCCGGATTAAGTTTATGAAGAAAGTATTACAAGTAGTAAACTTGTCACCTAGCGAAGATTTAATAGAAAAATTAACAGAAATACACCCAATGCGACAGATATTTTGGGCATCTATAGTTCAAGTATCAGTATTTGGATTTATGCTTTTAGCATTTTGGGCAATCAATGGAGTAGTGAATTGAAAATAGAAATTTGGGGAAAGCCGCAATGTCCATACTGTGACATGGCAAAGCAATTAGTTGAACACAGAGAATTAAGATACACATATAGACAGCTTGGAATCGATTTTAATAGAGATCAGATGTTAGAAACTTTTCCACAAGCACGGACGTTTCCACAAGTTACTGTTGACGGAGTAAAAATTGGTGGATACGATAAACTAAAATCAATGATGGAACACATATGAAACGATCAATAGTAAATTGCGAATATTGTCATAACAGAACTATAATAGGTCATGACGAAGACGAGCTCGTTTTATTCTGTCCACATTGCGGTGAAGAACAGGATGAAGCTCTAGAAGAACTAGACTTTAACGAGTAATATGACATGGCATTATCAAGGCATCGCATGGCAACCGCCAGAACAATTTCTTCCAGAAGACGTGTACGGTTTTGTCTATATGATAACCAACCGTGGCTCAGGAAAGAAATACGTTGGCAAGAAATTTTTTTGGAGCCAAAAAACATTACCGGTAACAAAGACGAGAAAGCGTCGTAAAAAGTTATTAGTAGAATCTGATTGGAAAGACTATTGGGGTTCCAATAAACATTTAGTAGAAGATGTGAACACTATGGGGGAAGAATGTTTTTATAGAGAAATTCTTTATTTGTGTAAAACTAAATCTGAATGTGCTTATATGGAAACTAAAGAACAATTTGACAGAGAGGTATTATTAACAGATGATTATTATAATGGTATTATCAATTGCAGAATTGGCGGCAATGCAGTTAAAAACTTTTCAAAATAAGTGTGTACATTGCATTAGAAGCGTGTTATAATATACACTATGAAAGACAATATTATACAATTTCCAATTAAGGAACGTCAGCGACAGATTGCTGATGAGGAAGATGATATTTTAAGTGAGTACGAAGAATTCACTGATGAATGTCGTGATACCGCACAATTGGTATATTTAATGATTGAAGAATTACTGCTTAATGAAAGCAGTCACTTCGATGATATAGATTTTAGAGATAACAACTTTCCTGAAGCAAAGGATATGTTTGTGATTATAAATCTAATATCGTCGATGCTAATGAGATACGGAGGAGTTAGTCATTTTCTACATGATTACTTTGACGTTATACATGAACAAATAATGGAAACTAAAGAATGATTTTACTTGATTATAGCCAGATCGCACTATCGAATATCATAGTGCAAAAACTAAATGATGAAAATATGATACGTCACATGATACTTAATAGTATACGCATGTACAATAAAAAGTATCGTAACGAATATGGACAGATGGTAATATGTGTTGATGGAATGAATACTTGGAGAAAAGAGTATTTCCCATTATACAAAGCACATCGTAAAAAGAATAGAGCTGAATCGGGCCAAGACTGGAACGAGATCTTTAGGATTTTAAATTTGATTAGAGAAGAGATTAGCCAAAACCTACCGTACAAAGTTATTCATTTAGAAGGTTGTGAAGCCGACGACGTGATTGGCACACTCGCAATGCAAACTCAAGAATTTGGTCAGCACGAACCAGTCATGATCATATCTTCGGATAAAGATTTTATCCAACTCCACAAATACAACAACGTAAAACAATATTCACCTATTCAAAAGAAAATGGTCACTGACAGCAATCCTAGAACTTATTGCTTTGAACATATATGCCGTGGTGATAAAGGTGATGGTATACCGAACGTATTATCTCCAGACAATGCTATCATGGACGAGATACGTCAGACTCCAATGACTAAGAAAAAAATACAATACTGGGCTGAAAACTCTGATAATCTAAAAGATGTTATGACGCACGATGAATATAGAAACTATCAAAGAAATACTACTCTGATTGATCTAGCTAAAATCCCAGAAACTATTCAGGAAAATGTTATAAATACTTTTAACGGACAAAAAGTCCCAATGAAAATGAAAGTATTAAACTATTTAATTAAAAAAAGATGCAATCTATTGATTGAAAGTGTGGAGGAATTTTATAATGGATAAACCATTAATATCAGAAATATTAGCAGCAGCTAACAAACTAGGATCCAAAGGAAAAAGGGTCGCTTATTTGCAGGAGCACGATTGTACTGCTCTTAAAGACATATTACGTATAGGATTTGATGAAGTAATTCAACTATCTTTACCGGAAGGAGATCCTCCTTTTAAAAAGTTTAACGTTGAAGGCAAATCAAAGGCTCGAGAACTTAGGTTTGAATATCCAAAATTCAGAAACTTTGTTAAAGCAGCTTCGCCAAATCTAAACCAATTTAAAAGAGAAACGAAATTCGTAGAGTTGCTCGAATCAATTCACCCGGATGATGCACAACTTTTTTGTGATGCCAAAGATAAAAATCTTAAATACAAATATATTACTAAGACATTAATCAAAGACGCATTTCCAAATTTAATACAGAAATAGGAGACATATAACGATACAATCTATATCATGATAGTTTTTCAATTAACTTTAACCTGGAGATTGCTTATGAGTTATATTCAAATTGAACGCCTCAAACGTGACAGAAATGAGGCACTATACTATCAACGAAAATTAATTAAGAAAGGAAAAGATGTGTTAGCGTACAAGATGGAAAAAAAGATCGCGCATTTAAATCATTTCCTGGATGATATGGAGGCAATAAGCAAGGCACAATAAAAGTAACCCCTCAGTGAAAAAAACTTCATTGAGGGGTTTACATTTGATTGGAATTGTGTTATAATATACATTATGAATATATTTATTTTAGACAATGACCCGATACAAGCAGCTCAATTACAATGCGACAAACATGTCGTAAAAATGATTGTAGAATCTGCTCAAATGCTATCTACTGTTCATAGAATGGTTGATGGTATTATGGAACGTAGACCTTCTAAATCAGGATCTATGTTACAGTATTTTAAGCTAGACGATGATCGAGAAGACATTCTTTATAAGGCATGTCACTATAATCATCCTTCTACAGTATGGACCCGTGAATGTTGTAAAAACTATGACTGGCATTATCGTCATTTCGTAGCACTATGTGAAGAATACACATACAGATATGGAAAGACACATGCAACTGATTTAAAGCTACGTAGCATTCTACGCAATCCTCCACACGGAATTACGCGTACCGATAATAAAACTCCATTTAAATTAGCAATGAGTTCAAATCCAGAATGTATATTCGAAGATGCTGTTAAGTCTTACAGAGCTTTCTATCGCACAAAACAAGAGAGGTTCAAAATGGTTTGGACCAAAAGACAACAACCGGAGTGGTTTTATGCCCTTATATGATTTTAAAGATCTTACTTCTGGCGAAGTATATACTAAGATGATGTCCATAGCTGATATGGAAGAATATGTTAAAGACAAAAATATTCAGCAAGTTATTTCTGCGCCTATGGTTATTGGAGAAATATCCGGATCTGTCGGCCGCAAAGCTGGAGACGGATGGAAAGAAGTACAATCAAGAATTAAAAGTGGTTTACCACCAGCACTAAAAGGGAATATTGATATAAAATGAATAAGAAACCATCACGCTTGAGACTAGAGCACCTAAATAAATTAGAACCTCTTACGCAAAATCAAAACCTTGCATTTACTGCATTTGCTAATGGCAGTCACATGTGCCTAGATGGTTCTGCAGGTACTGGTAAAACCTTCATATCTTTGTATCTAGCTTTAGAAGCTGTGTTAAAGAAAGAATATGAAAAAGTTATTATTGTACGTTCTGCAGTTCCTACTAGAGATATGGGATTTCTTCCTGGCACTCAAGAAGAAAAAGAAGACGCTTACACTGCTCCATATAAAGCAATCGTTAATGATCTATTTGCTGATACAGATGGATGGAGTAAGATGGTTTCATCAAGGCAAATTGAATTTCTTACTACTTCTTTTATTAGAGGATTGACTATTAAGAACGCAGTTGTTATAGTTGATGAATCACAGAACTGTAACTATCACGAGCTTTGCTCTGTTATAACAAGGTTAGGTGAAGATTGTAGATTTATTATGTCTGGTGATTATTACCAATCAGACTTTACACGCGCCGGAGATAAAGACGGCATTAAAGATTTTATACAAATTATTAAACACATGAAATATTTTGAGCACATCGAATTTAAATGGGAAGACATTGTTCGAAGTGGTTTTGTGAGAGATTTTATTATGACGAAGGAATTATACGAAAATGGGAAACTTTAAACATGAACCAATTGACCTCGGTTATACTGACATGGTGGCAAACACTACTAGTACTGGCAGAAAATATGCCGCCCCTAATGGTGTTAGGTATCCTTCTATTACAACAGTACTTTCGATCCTAAGCGAAGAAGCAATTCAAAGATGGCGAGCAAGAGTTGGTGATGAAGAAGCCAACCGAATATCGCATAGAGCATCAACGCGGGGTACGGCAGTTCACGAAGTATTAGAAAGATATGTCGATAACGAAGAGGATTATTTTCTAGACGCAAATCTAGTTGTTAAATCTAATTTTATGGAAGTAAAAGATATAATTGATTATAACCTTTCTAAAGTGTATGCTCAAGAAGCACCGCTTTATTCAGAGCACTTAGGTGTTGCCGGTCGAGTAGATTGTGTTGGTGTATGGAATGGCAAAAATTCTATTATAGATTACAAAACCTCAGCGAAACCTAAAAAGAAATCGTATTGCGAAGGGTATTTTACACAAGAAACTGCATACGCGATTATGTGGGAAGAAAGAACAGGTATGCCTATTACACAATTGGTAACCTTAATCGCAGGAGATCAGGGAGCTCAAGTTTTTATTGAGCATCGTGATAACTGGACTGAAAAGCTATTAAGTACTATAGCTGAATATAAACGAAGAAAATTATTTGGGAGATAATATATGTTAAGTGTAGGAGAACAGTTTCCGCCATTTGTTTTAAATGGTGTAAACGAAGAAAATGAATTTGTGCAAGTAAGTGTTGATGAACCTTACATGCCATTAAAAAAAGACTGGAGTGTGATTTACTTTTATCCAAAAGATTTTACATTCATATGTCCAACGGAAATTGCTGGTATGGATATGCTAGTAGATGAAGCTAATGTGATTGGTATTAGTGGTGATAATGAATTCTGTAAGTTGGCTTGGAAAAAAGATAATGAGATGATTGGTAATATCAGACATTCTTTAGCGGCTGACTGCGGATTAGGATTATCTCACGAGCTAGGCATTGTCGATGACGAAAACGGAGTTTGCTATAGAGCAACATTTATCATTGATAAAAATAGAGTAATTCAACATGCATCAATTAATGCATTAGATACTGGTAGAAATGCTAATGAAGTGTTAAGAACATTGCAGGCATTACAAGCTGGTGGTCTTACTGGTTGTCAATGGAATCCAGGAGAGGAGTTCGTAGCATGAAAAATTTAAGAGATAGAATGATAGAAGTATCAATGAAGTATATGGAAGCTCAGGCTGAAAAGCATAAGTTGAATGCTGATATTATATTGAGCAACCACGTCTCAGTGGGTGAACACTCTGATCAAATGGAAACATTGGAAAAAGAGCTTCAACATATGGCAGAATATCACGATAAGCTTGAAATGTTAATAAAATATTTTAAATAAAGTGAAAATAAGTGTGTACATTCCTCGCAAAGTATGGTATAATATACTTATAAATGAGGAAAGAAATGAGTAAAAATATTATAAAAGGAAGACTTGTCGTCAATGAAGATGTACTAGTCGAAGTGCCATTGTACACTGAAAAGATGGTAGATTTAGCGGTCTCTAAAGAAGATGGAGCTTGGGATCAACTTTGTGAGTTGATTATTAGCCAAGGATTCATTGACTTGAGAGGTAATATTCACGTCGACCAGTTAGTGATTGACGGAAAGGAAAGAGTGTTTCATTGAGAGATAATATGAAAGAGAACATAATTTTAGTAGATTGTGATGGAGTTTTGTGTGATTGGGAATACTCATTTACACAGTGGATGAACCACAGAGGGTATCCTACAGAAGATGCCATGCAATATAATGTTGGCCAAAGATTTGCTATTTCGAAAGAACTAGGCAGTTCAATGGTTGCAGAATTTAATGAATCAGCGGTGATTGCATTTTTGCCACCTTTGAGAGATGCAGTTTATTACATGAAAAGACTTAATATGTTACATGGATATAAATTCCATTGCATAACGTCTTTAAGCGAAAATAAATATGCACAAAGATTAAGAACCCAAAACCTTGAATTATTGTTCGGTAAAGAAGTATGGGATGATTTCGTATACTTACCATGCGGAGCTGATAAAGACAAAGCTTTGAGCGAATACAAAGGAACAGGATGTTTCTGGGTAGAAGATAAGCCGGAAAATGCAGAGGTTGGAAAAGCTTTAGGGTTAGATTCAATATTAGTCGCTCATGATCATAATGCATATTATGATGGAGATATTCCAAGATATTGGAAGTGGAAAGATATATATAAATATATCACTGGAGAATTTTAAAATGCCCACAAAATTAAAACCTTCTGCTACAATAGTAGACAGAAAGACAAACAAAAAAACCGTAACTCATACGTATGCTAAGAGTACATCAATTGACGAAATGAGAAAGATGTATGAGTCAGGCGGTACTACACCTAAGTTAAAACAGAAAATCCGTAACGAATTTGTTCGTAGAGGTCAGACGATCTAAAGTGAATAAGCTCTGGACCATCTGGAAACACGCACTAGGATCTTTTGACGAAGAGGATGGTTATGACGTACAAAATGAAAACAGAATATCAGCGATAAGAACATTTATAGTTATGTCAAATTTGTTATGTGTTTATCTTATAATGTTTAACATAATAATAGGATGGATACAATGAAGAAATGGTGGAGAATCTGGGCCAAGAGTCTGGGTGAAAAAGTTGGTGAGACGGATAAACAAGCAAATACAATTGCGGGAATTAGAACCGTATGGTGGTTTACTCACATGACAACTTGTATTGCAATTATACTTAACGCTATAGCAAATCATGGTTGGGGCTTATTTGGCCTATGATCACAGTATCCGAGTCAGCAGAACTTCGATTAAGATCAGTAGTATTTCCTGAGAAAACCGTTGGTGTCAGAATGGGTGTTCGCTCAAGCGGGTGCAGCGGATTGGCATATGTATTAGAATTTTGTTATAAGGCAAATGACGACGATAATGTTGTTCTTTGCTGTGATGATACAGTATCAATA